AGTAAACAACAAGATTGTTTATCAGACCTTCCCGCAAGGAAAGGAAGCAGGGACAAGCGCCCTGTCCGGCAAACAGCAGGAAGCACAGCACTTGGCTGTCAAGCAAGGCGTGACAGAAAAGAACTCGCGTGGCGGGATATCCTTCTTCTCTGTGGCGGCTGGCACCAAGATAGACAGCATTGATACCAACATAGACATCCTTGACGAAAAGAACGAGCGCAACCTGCGCAACAACATCAGCACGTCCTTGGGCTTTGCGGAATCACTCTTGTCAGGCTCTGGCGATTCAAGTTTCTCTTCGCTTGAAGAAAACCTGAAACTTGTCACGGCCTCGATCTTCAAGATGATTGAAGAAGTATCGTCTGAATTAAACAAGGTGCTGAACGCCTGCGTGATTCGTGACGGCAAAAACCCCGTCAGCGTTGTCTATCTTCCTATCACCCACGCCAATCGCAAGGAGTTCGTTGGCTACGCCAAGGAAATGTACCTGCAAGGCAAGGGCAGTCTGACGCTTTGGGCTGCGGCTATCGGCGTACCGCCTGACGCATTCTACTGCCTGCTTGACAAGGAAGTGGAAGAGGACATTGAGAACAAGTACCCCGTCCACAAGACCAGTTCAACGCTGAGCGCTGACGACCAGAAAAATGGCCGTCCCGAAAACACCGATCCAACAAATGCAAATACACTCAAAAGCAAGAAGAACAACAGCAACGGCTCGCCAAAGCCGAGCGCTAATTAGCGGCGGAAGGGGGTGAAGCGATGCTGAGTTTTGAATTATCAGAGAAAAAGAAAAAGAACGGGAGACGCCCGTTCAAGGCTGTATTGCATGAAGTGTATCCCGACAGTGTTATAGAAAACAACGTGGGGACGCAGTTCAACGAAAATGGTATTTGCTGGATCGAGCAATACTGCAAGGAAAACATTGAGAGCGCCAAGGGAATGTCTATTACAGCCCAATTCATCGACAACGATGAAACCGAACTTCTCGGACACGGGGAGTACGAGGTGGAAGATGGAATCCCGGTGTTCAAGGACGCAACGATTATCGGCAATGCGGAACGCGCCTATCTCGATACTGTTGAAATCAACGGCGAGACAAGGCGTGTTTTAGTTGCTGAAGGAACGATAGACCAGATGCGTCACAACGAGTTCGTGAAGTGGCTTGAAGACAAGATTGCTATGGGCGAACCGCCCAAAGGCTCTGTTGAAATCGTGCGAAGCGGACAGAACGAAAAAATACAATATCTAAACGGAAAATTTGAACAAGGCAGGATTCCTACTGCCTTTGAGTACAGCGGATATGCGCTGTTGGGTGTACGCCCGGCAGACCAGTCGGCGGTTATTCTTGAGTTCAACAACAACAAGGAAAGCGAGGAAAAACAGATGGATGAAATTAAAACCCTGTTGGCTGAACTTGCGGCCAAGGTTGACAAGACCGCCGAACAGGAAAAAGTGATTGAGCAGAACGCTTCTGCAGTGACGGAACTCAGCGCAAGCATAGAGCAGTTAAAGGCAACGCTTGAAGCCGTAGAGTCCGAGCGGAATGCGCTTGACCTCAAGTATCAGGAACTGTGGCAGGAAGCGGAAGGCTTGCGTGTCCTGATTTCCGTAGAGAAAGCCAAGGCGCGTGTGGGCGAACTGAATGCAGCTCTTGCAGACTACACGGACGAGCAGAAAGAATACGCCAAAGACGCAATCGCCGCTTTTGAAGCAGACCCCATGAACGTGGAAATCAACAGCATCGTTGATAAGATCCTGGCAGGTATCGGCAAAAAGGCTATTGAAGACGCCAAGGTTGCGGAGCAGAACGCCGCCGCACAGCAGGAAAAAGACAACGCCAATTTTGACATTTTCGAGCCTGTGTATGAAGCCAACGAAAAGTCCGAAGAAATCTCTATTTTCTAACATACAATAAATAGGAGGAAAACACAATGATTAAATTCCGTGACATCGGTCTGTTCGCAACTGCGAAGAATGACCCCACCATCAAGGCGCACGCCGAAATTGCAAACGGCTACCTGTGCTCTATCGCCTCTGGCAAGACGGTTGCCCTGGCGGACGCCGCCGCCGCGAAAGTGGCAGAACTGAAACTGGCGCTCCTGCATCACGACGGCGAAGATTTCGCCCCTGCTACGATTGCCAAGGACGCCTACCTGACCGCGTTTGACGTGGCTGCTTGGGCTGGTCAGCACCTAATCGTGACCGAAGACCACCTGAGCCTTGCTTCCGGCACCGCTAATTTCGCAGCCCTGTCTGTTGGCGACATCTTTGTTGCTTGTGCGGCGAACGTGACCGGCGATGCTGGCAAGTTCCTTGAAGTTGCCGCCGCCACCGGATACAACATCTACTTTACGCTGGAAGCCAAGACGAGCCTGAACGGTGTTAACGCCGCAGACTTCCTTGTGCATGTCGCGTCTGCCGCTACCGTTGTTGGGGCGTAATGCGCTTAATTAAATAGGAGGAAAGTGAAAATGGATAAATACACTATTGAGCTGAACGCTGCACGTAAAGACAGCGACTACATCCAGAATCGCGAACTGAACGCGAAGTCCCCCGTGGTGGAAGTATTCTCCGCTATGGTTGAAGGCAAGACCCTTCCCAATCTTGGCGACCGTACCGACAAGGCCGTGAAGTATATCAAGGATTTGGGCGCTAAGTCTGCCGCTGGCGATTTTACCGCTATGGCAGAACTGAACGCCATCCGCCGTTATACCATCGAGCCGCTGGTTGACGAAGAACTGCGCCTGTTGCAGATTTTTGGCGACTTCGAGCAGATTGCCGCCAATGATAGCATTGAGCGCGAAGTCTACGGCATCACCGGGCAGGCAGCCCGCTTCCAGGCCCCCAACGGCGACGTGCCCTTTGCTGTTCCGACCGTCAGCAAGTACCCTGTTGCGCCCCAGACGATCTCTGGCGGCTACGTCGTTGACTACCGCAAGGTTGCTCTTGGCGACATGAACAGCGAAAACCGTGGCTTGCAGCAGGTTCGTACCGAAATCATGAACAAGGCGTCCAACTACGTCCTGAAGACCGTGTATGCCGCTATCAAGACTGCTACTGGCGTTAAGTATTGGAATGAAACCGCTGGCATTGCTGCTGCCGATTTTGACCCCGTTCTGACGAAGGTTCGCCGCCATGGTGTCCCCACCATTCTTGGCACCTACGCTAACGTGTCCCAGCTTGACCCGTCCGTGGTCGTTTCGTCTACCGGCACCGTACTCATTATGTCCGAGAAGGCGCTTGAGGAAATCCGCAGGACTGGCTACCTTGGCTATTACAAGGGTTCAATCGTCCGCGAGATTCCCTATATGCCCATCTACAGCGAATTGGATGCCGCTGGCACCGATTTTGTGTCTGCGTTCCCTGAAGGCTTGGTTATCATCACGCCTACCGGCATGAACAGCCCCATCAAGACTTGGGTGCGCGGCGGACTGACCTCGCTGACCGGCAACGACATCGCTACCGGACATGTGATGACCCGCTTTGACATCGAAGTGGCTGCTGACGTTGCGAAGGGCCATGAGTTTAAGATTGGCCTGTACAACAACACGACCCTCAGCCCTGCGACGGATTACGCGCTGTAACCTAATATCGTAGGAAAAGGATGGTAGGGGTAGCCATTGCGGTTGCCCCTACCTTTTGGAATTTCAAATGGATAATATTTTCTACTGCTACAGCCTGCCGCTGATGCACTACTTGAAGGCTTTGAATATTGATTATGAATACGAAGGTTACAACCAAAACTCTCGCTATCCATATTTTGCCTTTAAGAAAAGCGAACGGCTTGGGCAAGCATTGTCGAAATGGGACAATTTCAAGAAAGACAATTTTAACGGAGGCAATTTGAATGGCTGATAAGGTTTCTATCGTGAATCTCACGCCTTGGACTCAAGGCTTTAAGCGAATCAACACTGTGGGTCATATTTCAATCCCCGCTTATGGGCGATTGAACATTGAAGCCGAAGAAGTCGTTAGCCAATGCTACGCAAAGAATAACCAGTTTACAGGCGAAGATGGACATGGCTCTCACGCGAGAATTTACGTCGAAGACCCTGCAATTCGTAAAGAATTTGAGTTTGAAACGGAAACGTCCAAACAGAAAGTCTTGACGGATGATAAACTGGCGAAACTGTTTGAGTATAAGCGTATGGGCGACTTTGAAAAGAACATGAAAGACCTTGTGGTGATTCACGCCGAGAGATTTATTTTGGTTGAATACATCAAAAAGCACAAGATCAACGACTACGAAAAGATCAAGGCGGTCGAGAGGTTCACTGGGATTCCGATGAATTAAAAAGGGGGCGAACCAATGGCTAACACAAGCGCAACGGACGTAATCACAAGTTTCCAGTCCACGATCCGTGACAGGGAAACGATTGCGGCTGAATTGCAGTATCAGTGGTTTTTGGACGCCCTTGGCGAGTTCCAACTTGACATATCTGAGCTGTACTATAACAAAGACACGCAGATATTTTCAGGCGAACTTCCCCTGTACGTTATCAACACCTTGGCTTATCTGATGAAAGTCAGGTACTTGGAACGCGAAGTCAGCAGGGTCAATAAGTTGAATAACATCATCACAAAAGACATAACGCTGAACGGGATGGGCGACGCCAAGCGAGCCACGGCAACAGAATACGAAGCCGAACTTGCCAGAACCAAGGAACTGATTCATAAGCAAAAAACACACTGGTTTTCGTGAGGTGGGCGTATGGCAGATTCTTGGTATGCGCTAACTTCATCCAACATCAGCGGCTTTGAAGAAGGAAACTTCAACGGCGACAAAGGCGGGTTCATTGAACTCATCAACTCGTTCATGGGCAAGGCTGTACAGGTTTATGGCGATAGGATCACCAACACGCCATCAACTATCCGTGCCATTATCCAGAACAGAACGGCAGACACGCCGCCCAACGCAGACCAAAGGCAGATCCTGACGGAAATCGGGAAACTGCAATGTGGGCAGTACATCAAGTTTGACAACAGATGGTGGCTCGTCGTCAGCCTTGTTGACAATAACATGGTGTACGAAAAGGCGATTATTTGGTACTGCAACTATACGGTCAACTTCAAGTCGCCCAAGACAAGTGCAAACGTATCCTATCCTGTCGTGACGAATAACGCCACGCAGTACAACAGCGGCGTGGAATCCAACAAGACCATGACCGTAGGCTCTACGCAACGGCTTCTCTTTTTGCCGTATAACAGCGAAACGATTGAAGTTGACCACGACTTTAGGCTCTTGGTTGACCGCAGGCTGTCCAAACCTACTGCGTTCAAAGTCACGCAGGTCGATACCGAACAGTACGACTATGACGGCTACGGCGTTTTGCGCTGGACGCTTAGTGAAGACATTCTGCGAAGCACGGACGACATTGTGAACATGGTTGCTGACAACACACCCACTGGCGATACCGGGGGCGATGATGATGGCGGCGGATGGCTTGACGCTGTAGTTGCCGAAGGGAGTGAAGAATAATGCCACACCTTTCAGAATTTACAGAATACAAAAAGAAAGTCCTCAACCTGATCGTGAAGGACAAGACTTGCGTGGAACTGATTACCGCTACAAGCAACCCAACGCTTCCTGCCACTTCCCTAATAAACAAGCAATTGTTTCTATACGATTACATAGATGAAACAGTCGCGGATGAAAAGGTCTACATCTGCGTCGAAACCGATGAGGGCGACGTAAAAGGCCCAGCCGTCACGGGTGTACATCTATGGATTTATGTTATTGTGCCCAAAAGCATGATGAACATGAGCGGAGAAATCCGCAGGGATGCTTTAGTTGGCAGGATTGATACCCTGCTGAACGGGAATCTTGACTTCGGGTTTGGGAAACTTGAGCGAAGAATCGGAAGCAGGTTTAACCTGCACGACACGTTCAGGGGGCGTTCATTGCATTACTACGTCCTTGATTGGAACAGGTTTTGCAGCACGCTTCCCGGCACTACGTCTACGAAGTAGGTGAAGTAGCATCAAAAATGTAGACATGCTCCGCATGTACTTTGGCGACGACTGCATCATCAACGACAAGATCAGGATACACCAACCGACCATAGGCGAAATCTTGGAATACGGAGAGCAGGATTACTTCTCGATGGTTCACATGATTACGTCCATATCGTCCGACTTCAAGCCTGAACTGACCGACATGGGCTTTGATTACGAGAAAATCACCGACATTGAGATGTTTTATATTGCGACGCGTAACTTTGGTGCTGACCAAACACGCATTTTATTCGGTGGTGTTGACTTCTCAAAACTGAAGATGATTGAGCAGGAAAGTGGGGTTTTACTGTTATATAGCGAGGATTCTGGGGTCAAAATTGACTTCCACGTACACGCCATGATGATGCAGTATCTGACACGCCTGCACGGGATCAAGAAGAAGCCTGAGTTCGCGGCCAATCAAGGCACGAAGGAGTTTCTGATCGAGGACGACAGACAAAAGAAGAGGATGCAATCTAAGAAGCCGTTCGAGTCTATTTTGCTTCCGCTTGTGTCTGCTATGGTCAATAGTGAAGGGTTCAAATATAACTCAAAAGAAGTCCGCAATGTTGGGCTGTTTGAGTTCTTTGACTCTGTACAACGGATTACCACTATTAAGTCGTCTCAAGCCTTGTTGCAGGGCGGGTATTCTGGTATGGCTGACTTGTCTAAGGTTCCCAAGGAATCGTTCAATTGGCTACGAGATTTATACGCCAAAAAATAAATAACACACTTTAACCAGCCCCTTCATGGGGCTTATTTCAAATGGAGGAATAAAAAATGGCTTTTGACATTTCCAACTTCGTTATCGAGCGCATCAGCCGTGGCTTCATGCTGTCGTCTGCGGACGGTTCCGTACTCTGGTCTTTGAACCAGATTGAGGAGCCGAGCCTGTCGGTGACTTCCGAGACCCGTGATGCCGTTGACGCGATGGGCACTCCCATCATGACCTTTGAGCAGGGCAAGCAGGCAGAGTTCTCAGCGCAGAACTCTCTGATCGACCTTGGCTTGCTGGCCGCTCAGTCTGGTGGTTCCAAGGTTGCCGCCACCGCTGGCGCGAAGATCACCGTCCCCGCCTTCGAGGAGTTCACTTGGACTTCCGGCACCGACATCACCCTTGCGCAGACCCCCGTTGGCACACTCGGCTCCGAAGTTCCGTTCATTTATAAACTGAATGGCGATGGCACCGTTGGCACAAAGTACACCATTGGTGCCAATGCTGGCGCTGGCGTATTTAAGGTTGTTGTCGGCACCAAGAAAGTCACCCCGCCCACCGACGCAGTTGCTGGCGAGCGTGTGCTTGTTATCTACAACTACGAAGCTGATGGCAGTGACGACCTTGGCGCTATTTCTGTGAGCAACTCCGCAAAGAACTTCCCGACCGCTGGTAAGTTTGTTATGGAAGTTCTGGGCGCTGACGTGTGCAATATCTCCGTGAAATACAAGGCTTACATGATCTTCCCGCAGGCCAAGTTGCTCTCGGATTATAACCTCGACTTCACCACTGAAGGCAAGCATCCCTTCACCATCCGCGCCATGCAGAACTATTGCGACGCGCAGAAGAAACTGTTTGATCTTATCGTTCCTGAAGTGGCGTAATGGCTGAATATAACCATTTCTGCAAAATTTGCGGTAAAGGGTATAACGCCTGCGACACTTGTATAAACCAGAAAAACTATGCCGCTTGGAGGGCGATTTCCTGCACGCAGGATCACTTCCAAGCGTACATGGTTCTCTATGAGTACGGGAATGGGACGCTTAAAAAGGCCGATGCTAAGGAAATGCTGTCTAAGGTTGACATCGAAGGCTGGGAAGGCTATGCAGCCCACAACAGGGATGTAATTGCTGAAATCCTTGCAGAAGATGAAAAGCCTGTAGAAGTTATTTCAGAGCCTTTGAAGGTGGTCGAGCCGCAAGCCCCGCAAGTTGTAGCGCCTCCGCAGTATAGCAACAAACAGCAACAGAAGCCGCAGTACGGCGGCTACAATAAATTCAAGAAATAATGTGAAGAACCTGAAAGGGGGTGCTTCACCATGCGTGTTGTACCCCCTTTTTTTGGTTCACGGAATGAGGGCAACTTGAGCGAAAATGTCCTGAATGAAATTGCTATTTCATCCTCGTTGACGGGGATTACATACACCATGTCTGACTGCGTAAGGATTCTAAACCCTGTTCAAGTATCTGCTTACATCAGGCATGGCGCAAAGTTAATTGATTTGATTATTGGTGACGAAAACAAACTTGTTTTCATATTCGATAAGAAGTCTACGGCCTATCTTTATGAATTATGGCTAATTAGAGAACTGAAATAGCAACCGCATAATAGATAAAAAACAACCGTGGGATGCACGGGGATAGCCTGCCCATGCTTAGCCCGTCAGGGCTATCGAACAGGAAACCCGGCCTTTAGGCGTGGGGTACATCACCAAATTTAATCGTTGCGCAAGCCCCCTGCTTTAGATGTGGGGATAGCAACGCAATTAAGGAGGTGAGAGAGTGGAAAAAGCATACAAGTTTAGAATCTATCCGAACAAACAGCAGTCAGAACTAATTGTCCAAACGTTCGGATGCAAGCGATGGGTCTATAACCACTTTCTTGCCGAGCGCATAGCAACTTATGAGAATGAGAAGCGTACAGCGGGGCGGTTTGAACAAGACAAGCGACTAACCCAGATTAAAAAGGAAACCGAGTGGCTTAGAACACCAGACAAGTGTGCTTTACAAAATGCGCTTGCAGATTTAGACGCTGCATACCAGAACTTCTTTAGGCGTGTGAAGTCAGGCGATAAGCCTGGCTTTCCGAAATTCAAAAGCAAGCGCGACAAGCATCAGAGTTATAGAACATCGAGTAACATCAAGATGTTCGAGAAGCATATACGACTCCCGAAGTTAGGATTGGTGCGGTGTCAGGTGTCTAAGCAAATAGAAGGGCGAATCATATCCGCAACTGTATCCCAGAATCCAAGTGGCAAGTATTTCGTGTCCGTCTTGTGTACGGACATTGAAATTCAACCGGTGGACAAAACAGGGGCAATGGTAGGCGTTGATCTTGGGCTGAAGGAACTCGCCATTACATCAGACAATCATCGCTTCACAAACCCGAAGTACTTCGCCAAGTCACAGAAGAAACTTGCTAAACTCCAGCGTAGGCTATCCCGAAAATCAAGTGGTAGTAACAACAGAGAAAAGGCGAGAATCAAAGTGGCAAGGTTACACGAGCGTATTGCGAATCAAAGGCTTGACAACGCACACAAGATGACAACATCACTTGTGCGTGACTACGACTTGATTGCGATAGAAACGCTCGTGCCTAAAAACATGGTCAAGAACCGTAGGCTTGCGAAAGCGATTAGTGATGCCGCATGGGGCGAGATAGTCAGACAGTTGGAGTACAAGTGCAATTGGTACGGGAAGGAACTTGTCAAAGTAGATAGGTTTTACCCGTCAAGCCAAACGTGCAACTCTTGCCGATGCAAGAACTCTGACACGAAGAATCTCGCTGTCAGGGAATGGGATTGCCCGAAGTGCGGCGTACATCACGACAGAGATGTGAACGCAGCAAAGAATATTTTAGATGAAGGGTTGCGTATCCTAAACGTAGCCCGAAATAGAATTGTACCGCAGGACATGCGGGAATTTACGCTTGGGGAGAGCATATAAGACCAAACATGGGCAACGCTCGTGGAACCAAGAATCCCACGGCTTTAGCCGTGGGGAGTGTCAAGCACGAATTTGATATTTCAGATTGGCTTGCGGAATACCCTGATTTACTGGTGTATCAGAATGTTAGATGCACGGTGCGGAAGAATTAGGAGTCGAGATAATGTACAACATAAACAACATGCCTGTGGTGCTATCCTTGGGAAATCAGGGTGAAGCAAACGCCCACAAAATAGAAATAGACATCAGCGAGTGGCTGAAAGAGCACCCCGATGCAGCCATAGGAATATCGGTTACAACGCCCATCCAAAGTGAGCCTTTCATATCGCCGGGAGTTTCCTTATCTGGGGATATCCTTAACTGGCTCATCCCACCCCAGCTAACAGCCGAGCAAGGCTCCGGCACAGCCGTCATTAGGTGCAGCGTTGGAGACAAGGAAAAACGGTCTGTGCGTGTATTTACCAGCGTATCACCAGGCCACGGCCCCACCGGCCCTGTACCCGAGGCGATGGAAGATTACGTGTCCGAGGTCGTACAGGCAGGGCAAGGCGCAAAGGCAGATGCTGCCCGGGCCAAGGACGCAAGAGACGCAGCAGAAGGCTTCGCTGGCGATGCGCAGACGGCACAGGGGCTTGCGGAATCTGCAAGGGGCGACGCTTACATGTACGCTGACTATGCCGAAGAAAACGCAACCATCGCAAGGGATGCCGCCATCGAGTCTGTGTCCGCAAAAAACCTGTCGCTCCAATATAGAGATGCAACGCAAGGCTATGCTCAGTCTGCTCTTGTCGCAAAGCAAGGGGCTGAGTCTGCAAGGGATTTAGCGCAAGGATATGTCAATACGTTCATTCCTGCTGAGCAATCGAGAATATCCGCAGAAGGTGTCAGGCAATCAAGCGAAACATCAAGAGAAAACGCAGAAGATTTGCGAGAAATTGCGGAAACTGCCCGTCAAAATGCAAGGATAAAATCTGCCCACGCAGATGGAGACAACCTTGTTTTCACAAAACAGGACAATACAAGCCTTGTTGTTACGGACGCTTTGAAGTCTGTTAACGACGCCGCACAGTCATCGATTGATTCTGAAATCGTTAGCGGTTCCGCAAATGGCAATAACTTGGTTTTTACACGAAGCGATAGCGCAACTATAACCGTAGCCGACGCATTGAAGCCTATGACAGATATTGTAAGTGATGTCGGGATAGAACTGGCAAAATTGCAGGGAATCACCTTCGCGATCAACGCTGACGGAGAATTGGAGGTCGAAATTTAATGGGAATAACTAATTTGGGTGCCGTCAGCATGTCTGCTGGTGGCGTTTATAATCCTGAAACAGAATATAAAAAATATAAAGTTGTGAGCGCAAATGGCGGCTCATACATGTACATCAACCCCACGCCTGCGGCTGGCGTTCCTGTCACCGATACGACGCATTGGCAGCAAATTGCGGAAAAGGGAGACGCGTTTGAGTATGCCGACTTTACGCCAGAGCAACTTGCTGGGCTAAAGGGCGACACAGGCAACGGCATAGTATCCGTCCTACGCACGTCAGGCGACGGAACGCCCGGAACTACGGACACCTACACCATCACGTTTGACGATGATACGACAACTACTTTCCCTGTTTATAACGGCGCTGACGCTCCCTCTTTGGCGGGAGTAAAGCAGTACATCATCCGCTGGGATAAAGTAAACTCGCAATGTACCCGCATGGGCGATGCTGCCTCGATCACAACGACAATCACCAATTTCTGCCACCGCGGGAGCGTGAATCCGTCCTATTCAAACCCATTCGATAGCCTCTACCCGTGGAAACACCGTAAACTCTGCAAAGTGAACCGCTCCGATTATGCCGCCTTGCCCGCAGGTTCCCCTATCACCGATGCCGTGACGATGTGGGAGGGTGAGCCTGGCTTTGCGTTGGATGGCACAGGCGACTTTGACGGTGTTTACACACCCGAGTTTTGGGGCCGAGTGTGGCAGGATGATGTTTACGTTTACGCAGGTGTAGCAGATGGCCCGATTCCCGGCTGGATTCATTACGAGGCGACTATCGGCGGGCGGTATTTCGGCGCGTTGGATGGGAATGGTAAAATTACGTCCATTGGCAATTCAATGCCGCACCGCAACGCTCAAATGAGCGCCATGCACACCAACGTGACCGCTCAGGGCATGACGCTGGATGATATTTGGACGTGGTCAGCCGACACCCTTTTGATGGCGGTGGAATATGCCAACCTCAACAGCGAAACCGCCGTAGGCAAGGGTGTTGACGGGCTATACCGTCAGAGCGCAGAGAAGTGTGGGGCAGCGGCATCCATCGGAGCGACTGTGCTCAAACTGCCCAATGCGTTTGTTTCCGCATGCGTTTCAGGCGCTTTAATCGGGCTTGGTACAACTGATGGTGGAGAGCAAACTGATGTGACGCGATTTATTTCATCGGCAGACCTTGACGCGGGAGACCCGCTTTACGCAACTCATAAAGCCGTTACCGTACCCGCGCTGACCGTCAACGTGACCATGGATACGTTTATCTGCATTCACGGAATGTACAACACCCCCGATGTGGCGATAGGTTCTATGTCTGGATATATCGGCATCAACGGTAAAAGCAACGCCTATTATCGCGGCAGAGTTTCTCATGGTAACTTTTTCCGCTATTGCCTTGGTGCGTACAGGCAGACCGGAACAGGCAAAATTTGGGTGGCTAACAGCCGGGCAGAGGCTGCGGCGGCAGACGCGCTCAATACTGGTGTACATCGTGACACTGGATTGATTCTGCCAACTGTCACCAATTATATCGCGGAATTGCATTTCGACAATCTACTCCCGCTTGCTCCGTTTGCAAAATTAACAGGCGGGAGCGCAGGGTCAACTAATCCCGTGGGGGATTATTACTACGTCCCGAGTTTGGAGGTCGGGAATACCATCCTCCTGCTTGGCGGCAGCGCGAACGGCGGTGCGGGCGATGGGCGTTTCTATGGCTACTGGGGCATCGCGGCCTCGGCCTCGACCTGGCACATCGCGTGCCTTCCCTACTTGAAAACCCCATAAGGGGGTTGCAAGGGGGCCGGAGCCCCTTTGCATATTTCTATTAAGGCTCAAAAGGAGCGGTGTCCCCGTGGGCTGGTGGGTGGCCTCCTGCTTAGCGGCAACGCGAACAACGGTGCGAACGATGGGCGTTTCTATGGCAACTGGAACAACACGGCCTCGAACTCGAACTGGAACATCGCGTGCCTTCACTTCTTTTGGTTTCATGTCAGAACCAAGCCCCTGAGAGCCTCGCCCCTTGGCGAAAATTACACGCTGGAAGCGGGTTAGTAGGTCCATTCTCGAAAATCCGTAGTGCAAAAGAAGGTTATTTATGCCGAAAAAAACTGGCTTTTTATTTGAACAAGTTGTTTCTGTTGATAATTGTGTTGCTGCTGTCAAAGAAATGACGAAAGGAAAGGGGGATAACAGAAGAGCTATAAAAATGAGAACCGAGGCTCAAAAATATGGAGAGATGGTTTCTGAAATGCTTATGAGTGGCCGTTGGGAGCCGTTTCCATATAAAGAACACAAGATTAAGGAGGGGGTGAGAAAAAAGGAGAGGAATATAAAAGTTCCTCGCCTTATAGACCAAATAGTTCATCACGCAGTCATGAGGGTGACTGTACCGCATATCGAGAGGCGCAATTATTATTACAATTGCGGAAGCATCCCCGGAGCTGGTCAAAAGAGGGCGACGGATGCTGTTGCAAAGTGGATGTCGAGGGAAAAGGGGAATAAGTATTGCGCTTTGTTTGATGTGAGAAAATTTTACGATACCTGTCCTGATTGGGCCGTGATGAGGGCTTTAAGGAAAATTTTCAAAGATGAGCGGTTTCTTGGATTGCACGAGAAGATACTTTTAAGCATGGGAGGGGGACTTGCGATTGGTTTTTACCCCAGCCAATGGTATGCAAATTTAGTGCTCGGGGAGGTTGATATGGCAATTAAGCAAAAAATCAATCCGGACTGTAGATATGTAAGGTATATGGATGATATGTGTTTGTTGTCCGACAACAAGAGAAAGCTTCATAGGTCAAGGGTATTGGTCGGTGAATGTTTAGCCTCACTCGGACTTAAGATGAAAGGGAATTACAGGATATTCAAAATAGGAGATGGGTTCGTTCCGTTCCTTTCGTATAAGTTTTATCACGGGTATTCCCTGCTTAAAAAGCCACTCATGTACCGGATTGTATCTAAAGCTAAAGTGTTTTCCAGAAACAAAAGCCCTCATAATGCTAAGTCTATGGCGAGCTACCTTGGGCTTATAAGGCATTGCAATGGGAGAAAATTTCTTGAAACGAGAGTACTCCCTTTAGTGAATATCAAGAAATGCAGGAGGATTATATCGGATGAGAGTCGAAATCGGAGAGATGCCGTCAAGGCCGTTTGAGGTATTTCGGGTCGGGGATTTTGCTGTGGTCAAGTTTTGGGAGAACGCAGAAAAGCAAGAGTCTCCAGAAACAGAGAGATGGCGAGCTGACGAGTATCAGTTAACTGTTCCGTGGAGAAGTGGGCTTGAGGTGTCTATAGCTTCAAATTATCAAGCGTGGATGGCGCTCGCTATCGCGTATGAAGGTGCCGCTCCACCTCCGTCTGTAGAGGAACGTGTCGCGGAGGTGGAAAACAAAACCGCTACGATCGAGGAAACGCTCGACGTGCTTTTTGGAGGTGCCGTATGAAAAAGGCCAGATTGGATGAAATCAAAGCCCTAAAGGTTGAGGCGAAAGAGAAAATCAAAGGGAAAAAGTTCGACAAGCTGACCGCCAAAGAAAAGGATGAACTGCTCTTGACTATGGCGCGGATGCTGGGACTGATTGACTGACGCATTCGTTTAAGGATGCGACACAACCTAAAAACTAAACTCTCATTATATTTACTTCTCCGCATTGACACTTCCCCCTCTTTTGTAATACAATAGATTACGAAAGGGGGGTGGTTTTGTGAAGGATGCCATTGTTACGATTAGGTTTACGCCAGAGCAGAAGGATGCGCTAAAAAAAGCAGCAAACGAATCCGGGATGGACGTATCTAATTACGTCCGCATTATGGTTCTCAGGGCGTTAAAATTAATCAAATAACGTGAGATCAAAAAAATAATGGGGAGAAATCTTTGATTAGAGAAAGTATTGTTGAAAGGGTTGTATCTGAACTACAGAAACAAATGACTGGGATAGACCACGCAAAACTTCGCATCATACTTGGACAGGAACTTTCCAAGTACAAGATCGAACAAGTTCGTGACGAAGAACTCTCATCAGACATCCGAGATAAGATATCACTATACACAGAAAGCAGAACATTGGATGGGCTTAGCAGTCTCACAATTAGAAACAGCAACTATAGGCTCAACAGATTCTCGTCATATGTGAACAAAAACGTTTCAACAATTACAACTGCCGACATCAGAAAGTATCTTTCTTTCATTCTTGAAACAAAAAAATTGAAATCGTCAAGTATGGAGACCGAAAAATCTTCTCTCAAGGCGTTTTTTGAGTGGATGGTCGAAGAAGAATATATCTTGAAGAACCCCATGTCGAAAATACGCCCATCGAAAATAGAGAAAAGGTTGAGAAAATCGTTGGATGTGGAAGAAATTGAACTGATGCGTGACGCATGCAGTACAACGAGAGAACGGGCGATATTTGAATTGTTCTTTGCTACTGGATTGCGGCTTGACGAACTTTCAAGAATCGATGTCTCTGATTTAAATTGGGGAGACAACTCAATCAAAGTGATTGGAAAAGGGAACAAGGAAAGAATTGTCTATTTTTCATCTAAATCTAAGGTGTATATCAAAAAGTACCTCTTAGAAAGAGGGTTGTGGACAACGGACGCCTTGTTCATAACAAGTAAACAGCCGCACAATCGCATGGGGCATAGGTCAATTCAGAGAGAAGTCAAGAGCATTGCGCAAAAGGCTGGAATTTCAAAAGACGTATACCCGCACTTACTCAGGCACAGTTTTGCCACACAAGGACTTAGGTCAGGGGTATCGATAAACGTAATTCACGATCTACTTGGACACGACAGTTTAGATACGACTCTCATATACGCGCAAACGGATAGAGATACAGCCGCATACGAGTATAAAAAACACTTGAACTAATCTTAAATCTAAACAATAAAACTATCATTTGGTAAGCATTTATTTGTGTAATTCGGTTAATATTTCAACCATATATGTCTAATTTAGACTACTTTTCCCCCGCTTCGGCGGGCTTTTTTATTTTACAGAACAACCCAATGAGGTGATGAAATGGGACAATCAGTTTTAGTAAACTTCCCCGCAGACAAAATTACTCTTGCGGACGAGGACAGTCTATTTGCTTCGGAAAACGTAGAAGGCGCATTGACCGAACTATCAGATGAAATCGACGCCGAAAGACTTCCCGAAGGCACAGAAGGTCAGGTTTTAGCCGTTGACGCAGAAGGAGATCCCGCGTGGGTCGCCCCTGTTGATTTGTCGTTTGGGGCATCTAACAATTTTTACAAAATACTTGACGCTATACCGACCGATGTGGCGGAAATCTATGAAGGAATGATCGTGTACGAAAAGACTGGCAAAACCCTTCAAGTCTGCACAGCGGTTGGAGAGTACGAAGTCGATACGCTGGAAGTCAATAACGGTGCTGTCGGTGTAACAGGCGATATCACTATTAGTCTTGGTGGAGAAGTGAGCGTAGACATTGAACTCGACGGCGGAGTTGCTGGTGTGTATACCGCAACCATCACGAACGGTGCTACGGCTGACGGGGATATCACCTTGACGCTTCGATCGGTTGACTACCCCGTGCCCGTTAACACCGGCGATACCGCTGCTCAGGTAGCAGGAAAAATCACAGCCGCCTTCGCGGATAAATCCGTGTGGATTGCCGTAACCAATGTGGACGAAGTTGTAACGCTTGCATACGAAGAACCTAAATTATTGGCAGGAACCTTCGCTTTTGACGGCGGAGAAACGGGCGTTACCTGTACAGACGGGATTGTTGAGACAGTTGCGGGCGAAGCAAGAGATACTAATGAAGAAACAGCCGCTAAAATCAGAGAGGCGACTTATACTGGCTGGACAACTGGCGGAACAGGAAACGTCGTCACTTTTACCCGTGATGCGGTCGGGGCTGTTGATGCTCCTACGTTTACAGACACAGATGAGACAAATATGACGATTGTCGGCGGCGCAATTGCACGCACGAACGTGGGCGTTGATACGGCGTGGACACAACTCATCAACCCTGCCATTTAACGACACATGGCGAAAACAGTAGGCAAACAATTCGAGGCTGATTTTGCGGAAAGCATACCAGAGGACGTTTATTTTCAAAGGATAAAAGATCCTGCGCAGTCGTTCGGGGGAAGCGGGAATACAAGTTTTTCCCCTTCCAACCCCTACGATTGTTACATGTACTCCTACCCCACGTTCTTTGCGCTTGAACTGAAAACAGCAGACAAAGCCATGTCATTCTGGCGGGAAAACTCTGAAAACGACCCGCTCAAGCACACGTACAATATCAAACGGAACCAAATCGAAGCCCTGCAAAAAGCGTCAAAACACAAAGGCGTGATTGCGGGGTTTGTTTTGAACTTTCGTAGCGAAGACGCAACTTACTTCTTAGAAATCAACAAGTTTTTAGACTTAGTAAACAGTATAGACAAGAAAAGCATCAACCAAATGGACGTTTCATCGTGTGGGTTGCTGATCCGCCAAAAGAAACTCAAAGTCCACTACAGATACGATATCGGGCGTTTCATTAAGGAAGTCGCCCAGAAGCAGGGCGGTGAGGAACATTGTCTGACATCAATGCGATTATCGCCAGCATTGGCGACGCAATAGTATTAGCGAACAAACAATCAAAAGAGGAACTCAAATCCTATATAAAAAGCCAACTTGACACATACAAGTTTTCTGGGACGCAAATACGGCAGAACTCATTGCCGGGAGCAGCCATAGGGCGATGGGGAGTCCCATACACAAAGGTCAGCGGATTGCAGGCAGAGGTCGCACGAATTGCCGTAGCCGAAATATCTACGGCAACTATCGACTACGCGCAAATTAATAATGTCCGAATCAAAACGGCTGATATTGACGACGCCGCTATTACAGCGGCAAAAATAGGCGATGCGGCCATTACGTCCGCAAAAATCGGTGACGCTGAAATCGGCACAGCAAAAATTGCAAACGCAGCTATCAAAACGGCGAACATTGATCTTGGCGCAATCACTACGGCGCTGATTCAAGAGGGCGCTGTCGGGTCTGTCCAAATCGCAGACGGAAGCATCACTGACGCAAAAATAGTTGAACTGACAGCCAACAAAATAACAGCAGGAGAACTCGCCGTAGAGCGATTGGTTATTTCTGGCACAGATAAGTCTATCGTGTATGCCCTTAATAACATGGGCGACTTGGTATCAACGACTGTTGATACAATTGATGGTGATACGCTGACGCCGAGAACTATTACGGCAGATAAGATTGTTGCAGAGTCTATCACGTCTAATGAAATGTCTGCCAATTCTATTACCACTAACAAGATTGTAGCATTGGCTGTAACAGCAGATAAGATTGCGGCCAACGCAATAACTGCGAATAAGATTGATGCCGGGGCTATAACGGCAGATAAAATCGCAGCAGGCGCTATCACAGCGGAAAAACTTGCAGCCGACTCTGTAACTGCCGACAAAATTGCGGCAGGAGCGATTAATGCAGGGCACTTGGATGCCGAGAATATCTTTGCCGAAAACGCAAATATACAGGAACTAATTGCAGAGAATCTTGATGTAGAGGCGTTTTTTGCCAGAGAAGGTGTTATTAGTCGTCTTACTGTTGACTATGTGACACCGCTAAACGATGCCATAACGGTGCTTGAAGGCGATATATTAGACAACAATGAATCCATTGACCAGATCATCTCTGACAACGCCACCAAACAGTACGAGATTGACACACATATCAATAACCTTAACCTGGCGCTGTCCTCTCTGTCTACAGGCGTTGGTGAAAACAACACATCGACCCAAGGGGCCATCGACGCTATCCAGGCCATGATCGCGGCGCTTGAGGCACAGAGGTCGGCCTTGTCAGATAAAGTAGACTCTCTTGAGCAGGCAAAGATTAAGACGGATAACTATATCCAGATTGGCACTGTAAAACTGTCAAACGGCACTACGGTTTTTGGCGTTGCGGTTGGCAAGGACGTAGATGTCCTCAATCCTGACGGAACGATCAGCACCTTTGAACGGAGCATGACGGCCACAACAGCCAATGAGTTCATGATCCTGACAGGCGGCGCTGTGGTGGGAGTTTTTGACGCGACCGGCATGACATCGGAAAGCGTGAAGGTAAATAAAATCGTCATGGGCAACAGGTTCGCGTGGAGCATGACACCAAGCAACGCAATGGTGCTGAAGAAGGGGTAATCAGATGGCAACTTATTATGCGTCAGTAGCAAATTTCAGCCTGACAAGTTCGTGGTACGTCAGCAGTTCTTCGCAAGGAATATCAGCAAGCACTCCGTCCACTGATTCCTCCGATAAAACATTTGACTTTACCGGCATACCCGCAGGCTCTGTGATTAATTCCGCCACGCTGACGGCCACTCTGGGCAGTCCGTCGACGGGCGCGGCGCTTCGCACCGTTGACGGCGGGTCATTCAGCGGCAGCAAGGGCGTTTCCATCACGCCAGGGGGATATAACACGTTCCGGTTCCGCTTCAAGGCGAATGGAGCAGCAAATCTTCCGGTAGGCGACAGGTCAAGCACACTATCATTTTCTGATGTCACGATCACAGTAGATTATACGCCCCCAGGGGAAAGTGGAAGCGGAGGCAATCCTACTCCGCCCGCTATTCCTGCCAACATCGGGACGCTTAGCGCGTACCCCAAAACCCTTACGGCGGGCCAAACGTTATATGTCGATATAGGCCCAAGCGATAGTGACCTTACGCGTTATGTGCGTCTATACCGAACGGACACTGGCGAACATTTGTTTACGATGCTCGCAAATCACAACAATACTGCCGCTTCGCCTAATTTTTCCATCCCACTGGAATGGTGCGGACTTGCGCCAAACGATACGCAGTTCCAGATTACCGTCCAGTTGTATGCCGAAAAGACAGGGCCATCATGGGGTGGTGTGGAATATCAGACGATTAACGTATTGGTTCCAGACAGCGCAAAGCCAACGATAGGCACTTTTTCCGCAACCCGCGTCGCTAATGGCGTAAACGCCGCAATAACTAATTATGTGCAAAATTATAGCAAAGTCAGCCTTGCGATTGGCGACGTAAATGGGGCGCTTGACAGCAGCGTTGTATCATATGAAATTTCTGGCGGCGGGCTTATCGCAACGAGCAGTTCCGCAACACTTGGGCCGATTTCTCAGTCTGGGAGTATCACATTTACAGCAAAAGTGGTTGATAGCCGAGGGCGCGTCGGCACTAAAACTGTTGCAATAAATGTGGAACCGTACTCCGCTGTTTCTGTAAACAATCTTCAGGCGTATAGGTCAGACGCAAACAAAAATCCAGCCGACGAAGGCGCATTTGCAACACTTATTGGAAAACTCGTGTTTAGTTCCATTGGGGGCCAGAACGCGGGGACAATTAAGGGACGCGTTTACGAAAAAGGAACTGCGGTTTCGGGCTGGACTACAATGTCCAATAATACGCTTGTGTTGTTTGGCGGGAGTTTGTCTGTCGAAAAGGCATACACGGCTGAGATTTCGATTAATGATTTAATTACCTCATATGTGTACAGCATCGACATTCCCACCGCAACAGTCATCATGGGCATCTCGCCTAACGGCGACGGAGTTAGTTTTGGGGGTTACCCGGAAGCAGGCAAACTCAAAAGCGCCTGGCCAATAGTGGCTCCTAATTTCTACCCAGTCGGTGCAATCTATATGTCCTATGCGTCAACTTCCCCAGCAACCTTTTTTGGTGGCACGTGGAGTGCCTTGCCAACAGGTAAAGTCCTAAGAACAGGCACAGGCGGGGCTACTGGTGGTAGCGATACACACGCACATACCACACCGTCAGTAGCCTTGACTGTGGAGCAACTGGCATCCCACACCCATAAGACTAAATTCTCCACATCGTACACGTTTACTAATGTGTCGGGCGGGGCAGTCGCGCTTGGTTATGGCTCAACAGAGGCGTCAGAGACAACAGTCGCTACGGGTTCCGGCGCCACTCATGGCCACGGCAACACAGGCTCAGCAAGCAATGTTCCTGCTTACTATGAAATCTACGCTTGGAGGAGAACAGCATAATGTACTACGCATTAACGATCAATACGGATCATATCATAACCGGCGTGCATGAGAGCATGCACCTCATCGCCGCCGATGCGTTTTCGGCAAATCCTGATTTATCTGAGGATACTGTTGTCGTTATAGAATCTCCCGCCGAGTTTGATAGTTTTGTGGATGTCCGATGCTACAACGAAGACGGCACAAGAAAACCCCTTGTTTGGTGCATTGAGAACGGCTTTATGCCGATGCCCCCTAATAAGGAGATCATTAATGGTGAGCTGGTTGACAAGGATGTCCCTGCTGAGGAACAGCCAAAAACACTGAAAGAGGATTTGGACGAACAGTTTGAAGCCGTCCGTCAAGAAAACATGACGACGCAGAAAGCGTCAACAGTGATGTTCCGGGCGCTGGCGCAGACGGACGTGATTAAACCTGCTGACGCGCTGGATAATGCTGGGATGTTCCCGCTGTGGGCTGACAACATCGGGCAACGGGCGGAGGCTGGGAGTTATTGGCGGCACGCGGACAAACTGTACCGGGTCAACGCTGGGCAGGGGCATACGATTCAAGCCGATTGGCCGCCCGATCAGGCTGCTTCATTGTTTTCGCTGACCGCCAATCCAGCCGAGGAGTGGCCGGAGTGGATACAGCCTACGGGGGCGCACAATGCGTATAAAAAAGGCGATAAAGTAACGCACGGGGGTAAGCGATGGACTTCAACGGTGGATGCAAACACCTGGGTGCCTGGGGCGTATGGATGGGTAGCTCAATGATGCGGAAAACATTGGTTGCTTTGCTAATTTTATTGTCAGTTTTCAGCATATCTATTGCGGAAATCCCTAAAAACAATATCACAAACTTAACAACGCTAAGCGAAAAACAATCTGTAGTTTTCTCTGCCGAATTAAACATAAGCAACGGAAACCCGTATACAAGGAACTTTGGAGAGCGAGGAATGTTCGGGAAACTCGTCACTGGCGAAACTGTTACAAATAATATCGACGAATATATAGACGACGCAGACAGTATTTTTGCCGAAGCCAAGAGGCTGATGTTCGGCCCTTGGGAAAACGGCGGCAAAACAGAGTTGTCATTTTATAAGGCCGTTGGCGGAAAACAACTCGACCTTGACACTGGCAAGTGGGTTAAAAGCAAAGGCGGGGACGCAATA